AACTCGCCGTCTACGAAAACATAAGTGCGTTTCATTGATTAACGGGTAGCGTTGGTAAAGTTTTGTTCATCTGCGCGATGATTAAGCGCGTCTGGGCGTCCATGTCGGCCTTGTACTTGGCGGCTTCCTGCTGGCTTTGCAGCTTCATCGCCTCCAACTGCGCCTCAAACTGCTGCTTTTGCTGCTCCATCGCCATCTTGGTCTGGTTCTTGAGCTGCTCCATCTGCATCTGCTGCTGGAGTTTGGCCTGCTGTAGCGCCGCCTCCATCTGCATACGGCCCTGCTCCATCTGACCCTTTTGCTGCAACTCGGCCTGCTTGCCCTGTTGCTCGCCATCGGGCTGCTGCTGCATGGCGGCCTGCTGCAACTGCTGCAACGTGGCGTCAATCTGACCCTCAATCGGACGGGCAGCCTTGAACGCCTGCATACCAAAGCGCAGCAACTCCATCATCATCGGCACCATTTCGGGTGACGCCTGACCGACCGGGAGCGCCTGCGCGAGGAAACCACCAAACGCCTGTAGGAATTGCAGCCGATCCTGCTTGTTCTGGTTCTCGTCCAGCATCACAAGCGAGTCAGAGGCAATGTCTACGCGGAAGTTACGCAGCGGCTTGTTGCGGATCAGTTCTAGCGCCTGCGGGATCAACTGTTGATCCGCTGGCGTCATCTGGTTGGCAGCGGCGTAGGCCAGAATTGTCTCTGGCTGGTAGTGCATACACATGACCTGCGCCTTCAGCCGGATGAGTTCGGCGGCAAACATCGCCACCTCCTCCTGCATGGAGCGCAGTCTTAATCCTGCGTACTGGCCTTTGATCTGCTGCGCCGTGGCAGTTTCGGAGGCTGCCGAGACACCACGGATAATGTCCGCAATACCCGTGATTTCGTAGATTTGGGCTTTGATGTCCTCTCGCGCTCGGTAGCATTGGAGGAGGGCGTTGGCGAGCGTGTCCAGCGGAAGCAGGTCAATGCTGCCTTTAAGGCCGCCTTTTTCGCTGAAAGCCATCCACTTATCAACTGGAATGAGAGCATTGTTATCACCCTCCGTCATCAAGCGTTGCAGCGCAGGCTGGCTGGCGTCGTACACGCCACGTACACGCAGCGATTTCACCAAGCCGTCAATGCGGTCGGAGAGAATGTCCAACTCCATCGCCTGATCTTGGTACAGCACGAAGTCGGGAACCGGGACGAGCGTATCGCTGGTCGTCGTGGCGTACAGCGGGCGCGGGCAGGGGAAGAATCCCTCAAGTCCGAGCGGATCGTCGCGTACGTCAATAATCTGCGGCATCCCCTTGGAGAACCAATAAACCTTCTGGGTTTCCTTGTCCCAAAGTTCACAAATCTTGGCGCGGTTATAGAGGCGCTTGTTTTCGTTGTAGGCGTTCAGCGGCTCTGGGCCTTGGTCTAGCGGTATCTTGGCGGCTACTTCCTCGCCAAACCGCTCTACGAGAGCCTCACGGGTCATATAGACCCAGCGCCACACCTGTCCAACTTCTTCCCATGTGCGGGCGGTGCTGTGACCAAAGTCGCGCCAATGGACGTAATCCACCGGGGCGCACTCGTACTCAATCTGCTCTAACGCAGGCGGCGCACCCTCACCCTGCTCAATGTTCGGGGTGACCGATACGCCATCGTCCTCAATGCCAATCGGTGCGGTGTGCGGCTCGTACCGTACCCACGCCGTGCCGCGTCCACCGAGGAAGCGATCCTCTACGCAATACGCCATCGTGGAGCGGTAGTCAGAATAATGCTCAATCTCAAAATCAATGGCTCGCTCTAGCAGCTGCCCTGCCACGCGGCCAACGGGGTCGTTGTCACCAAAGCGGCGGCTGATGTCGGCCTTCGGGAGCTTGGCGTACACGGCAGGTTTGAGCGTCTGCACGTTGCTCCAAAGGATGTTGAACTTTGCAGATTCAGTCAGCGTCTGCCCACGGGTGTCGTCGCGGTAACGCTTGATGATCTTCTTGGTTCGCGCCGTCCACTTGGCAAATTCGTTGTCGTACTGCCCGATAATGCGGAGGTACTTGTTGAGTTCCGGCTGTACCAGTACGTCCATCTTCATTTCCCCTTGTTACGGGCGCTAATTGCTCGGGCCTTGGCCTTGGCGTCCTCTTTACTGCTCGCACCCCAAGCCTTGAGGGCGAGGGCAAGGCGCGTGGGCTTACCGTTCTTTTCCATCGGCCCCGGCATATTGCCCATGCGGGCGAGGAACGAGGCGCGGCGCGGGTTGTCACCCTTCTTTACCGGGGGCTTCAACGTGCCACCCGTCTCGGCTTTGTAAGAGGCGCGACCCTTGGCGTTTAGACCGCCCTTCGGGTTCTTGCCCTCGCTACGCTGCCACGCTGCGCTCACTTGTTTTCCTTCTTGGCCGTCTTGGCCGATTCGCGGAACGCCTTGGCGGTCGGTGCGCCGGGGTCGCCGGGCTTACGCATACGCTCGCCCGAACCAGCCTTGATGCGCTCCTGCTTCGCCAGAATGTTTGCGTACAGACCGGGCTTGCGATTCATACGTAATCGCTGAATAAGCCGACGACGCGGCAGTTGGAGTTACCCGAGCAGGTCGCGGTAATCGCGCCCTTGGTAGCAACCTCTAGCGGGATCACGTACACGCCAGCGGCCTGCGTTGCCGGGATGCTAACAAGGGCCACGCCGTTGTCGCTCACGATGCAGGTTGCTTCGGTGTTGCTCTGCACGTTGACGATCACGCTGTGCAGGTAGGCACCCACCGTGCCGAACGTGCTGCTGCTGGTGGCCGCCACGGCAACGTAGTTGTTACGAACGGGACTAATCGCGGTCATATCCTTGCCCTCCGAGAGCCTTGGCGGTCGTGAACCGCCCACATATCGTTAAGTGTCACGGTGTTCTCTGGCCCGACGATTAGCGGTTTAGGCTCAAGGGTCGGGGTCTTGTCAGCCTGTTCGGCGTATGATACCGCAAGCATACGGAAAGCGTCACTCGGGTGGCTAGTCCAATCGTGACGCGGTGACTGCCTGTAGGCTTTCTTATTCTCGTCGTACTCGCGTTGATATTGCTTCAACGCCTCAATACCCTCGCGGCACTTCTCTGCGTCAAACCACACACGCGGCAGAATCATACGCACAGCCTGTATGCCGCTCTGTACGCCGATGTCGGGAACGACAGCGAGTTTGGCGACATCCAAATGCGTTGCCAGCTGCTCAATAATGCTCTTGCCAGTCTGCAAGCTCTTGGCTCTGGCGTCATGCGGTAGGTAGTGGCGAGCGTAGCGGTAAGGCTTTGCCATCACCGTGCCTGCAATGTCGTAGATGTCAGCACCCGAGACAGCGTGGAAGTCTATGACGCGGATTTCCCCGCGCCCGATCTGGTAGAACCATATCGCCGTGTCGTCTCTATACCCCAAATCCCAACTGCTATAGACAGGCAGGTTCGGGTCGTAAGGCACTTGGCAGATGCGCCCTTGCTGCTCTGCCTCTCGCATTTCCTTGCCGAAAAAAGCTCCGACGATTGCGGCTTCAAACGAAACCTCCATTTCCTGCAAATACTGATCGTCGGATAATTGCGCCTTTGCGGCGGCTAGCTCTGTCGCCGGCAGAAGCCCGCTGGTTGAGGCGGGAAGGCGCAGCAGGAACCACTCGCTAGGGAACCGAGTGGCAAGTTGGAAAATGTCATAGAAGTGGTTGTGGCCTTTCGGCGTGGATGCGAACACGGCCCAACCCTGCTTGTCAGCCAAAGCAGGCCGAATCACGTTCCCCCACACGCCCACCTTCCAGTCGGCATATTCGTCGCAGAAAACCCCTGACAGTCCCAGACCTCGGAGCGCATCGCCGTTGTCTGATCCAGCGAGCCGTATTTGGGTGCCGTTGATCAGGGTAATGAGCAACTCCTGCTCGTTCTTGCTCTGAATGATGGGGTCTGCGAACTCAAGGAAATATTGCCACGCAACGGACTTGGCTTGCGATCTGAAGGGGCAGATGTAGGCGAACAACCCGCGCTCACCTTGGTAAGTGATGGCTGCTCGGATGATGTCGTTGACGGCTGCGACTGTTTTACCAGCGCGACGATGGGCGACTAGGCAAGCCCACCGCTGCGTCCGGTTGTGGAAAGGCATGAACGCCTTTCGTGGGCGGTAGGGGATGACTACTCGGGAGCCATCCATGTCACTTCCACCTTGATCTTGTCGCCGTTCTGGCCGGTGTGTTCGTGACGAGCGAGCTTCGGCACATGGTATTCAATGACATCCATCATGCAGCGCCATGCGGCTTCTGCGCCTTTCGTCTCGTAGATTTCGTCCAGCCAGATGTTAAGGCGATGGGCGTTGCCGTCTACAAGACGGGCTATTGCTTCTCTGGCCTCTGCGGTTGCCTTGTTGGGCGATCCTTTAGGTCGTGCCATAGATGTTATTTATGCACATTTGAAACAATAATTAAAGAGTCAGCGTCTCAACGCCTTGGCGAGTCGCACATTCATGGGTTCAAACACGGTGGCAACCTTGGCTTCGGGGCTGTAATACCCGCTGTAGCCATAGGCTCGCATCAGGCGCTCAAAATCATTGGCGCGTTGGAAATCATCAACGCCACCGGGGTTCATGCGGGCCAGCGGTGAGGTGGTATTGACTACATCGGCCAGCACTCCGAGCTTCGCGGGGTCGCGCCTCATGTTGTAAAGGTTTTCGCCCTGCGCGGTGTATACGTTCGGGCCTAACCCTGCCTCTGGGCGTACCGATCCCGGTTTGCCGGTGTAAAAGTAAGTGCGCTCGCGCACATCTGGCGCTTGACGTAATCGCGCTGCTTCTTGCCCTTTAATGCCGGTGCCGTAGCGAGTCGGATCGGTCTGCGTGAGCGAGGCGCTTTGGCTGTAATGCGTCAGAGGCAGCGATGTCGCGGTGCCGGGGTCGGGCAATATCAGCCCTTCAAACCCGGCTGGCATAGCTCCCATGTAGTCAATCTGGAGCATTTCGGCAGGCAACACCACCGACTTCTGCGGGGCGTACTGAAAGTCGTTAAACAAGTCTTGCCGGTTTTGACGCAGCTCTTTGATGACATCTGCGCCATAGCCATATTGCTCGGCTTCAGCAATATCTTTTTCGGCATCTAAAATCTGCGCCTTCAACTCTGCGTTAAGCGGCGAATAATTGACGAGGCTGTTTTGCCCTCGGGTTTCGCTGCTCATGGCAATGCGGGCCAGCGGGCTGAACATTTGGCTGTGCGCCGCCCATGCGGTTTCTTCGCCAACCGGGCCAAACTGGTTGCGATGTACGGCGTGGCCGAAATAGTCGTGAACGGCCCTAAACATTTCGTTGTAAGACAGGCCGGTGTCGGGGTCGGTCTGGCCGAGGAAATCGTGCGGGTCACCGCCCTGATAAACGAACATATGCCCGCGTTTATCTATGTCCTCAAACAGCTCTTTGCTGCTTTTGTACGCGCCTTCACCGCCCCGGTAATAAGACATGGATATTGGCAGCGCATCAAATTGCGATTTAACTTCTTTCGCAAGCTGGAGATACGATTTTTCCAGCAAATCGTCGTAGTTTTTAACCTTGGCCTTTTGCAATACGTCCGGCATAACGCGCTCGTATGATTTGAGCGTAGCGGCTTTGTATTGCGGCGACTCCTTGGTGGCTTCCAAGAAAATACGGCCAATGGGCGCTTGTTTTTGCAGGCTGCTTGGCGGGTTTTTCGGCAGTTTGTACGGCGTTCCGAATTCAGCTTCGGTGTATTGGGTGGCGACCTGTGCCGGTGTTAAACGTCGTCTTGAAACCGACGATGGCGCATCAGATTGCGCCACCGCGCCGCTAGTTCGTCCTCCGACAGCTCCACTCGCGGGCGTCCGTTGCGGAGCTTTTCCAGTCGGGCCGACAACTCTTTGCGTTTGCTGATTGCTGCCGCCACCCGTTTCTGCCTTTCGGATTCGGAGGAATGGGCCTTCTTCTCGTCTTTCATAAGTCACCTTTATCGGTTTGCGCGATGCGCCCATGCCAGCGACAACGCCTTCCACGGGGGCCAGCGCCGAGCCGCCGATAGAGCCGCCCATGACGTTTGCCGCCACGTTCATCGCTTCGGCAGGGTCAACACGCTTACCTCGGGCAGCATATCCGGGGGCTACAAAAGCCTTGGCTGCGTCATATACAAATTGCGGGGCCACTAGGCCCGTTTCTTGGCTGTAGAACGGCAGGATATTGCTGCGTTCCATGTTTGGTTGCAGGCCGGTCAAACGTTGCACCTCGCCCTCAAGGGTCGGGGCGGTTTCACCTGCCATCTGGCGCTGCTTGCGTTCGTCAGCGAGCGCCAATTCCATACGCTGTCGGTCGGTTAGCTGACCCGTAGCCTGCGCCAATTTGCGGCGGCGTTCTTCCTCATAGGCGAGTGCGGCAGCTAGGCGCTGACGGTCAGCGGCCATTTACTTAAAACGCTCCAGCTTGTACGACAGCGCGGCGATCTCGCCCACTATTTCGTCAATGATGTTTTGCAAGTCGGTGTCTTTCGGCAGGTCGCCTCGGATGCCCTTCACGAACGTCAGCAGGCTGTCGGCGTAGGCGGCAGCGTCTTTCTGCACCTTGAACCCGTTTGGGTAGTCGTCTAACGGGATAATGCCGTAATGCCCTTGATACGCCTCGGCGTACTTGTCGGCCAAGTCCACGATGTTCTCGTAGTAGTGACCGAGTGCCTTGTGGGCGGCGTAGCTGGCGGTGTTGAGGTGCAGGTAATGAGCCGCTGTGCTGCTATGCAGCAAAACACCTACGAACTCGGCGGCATCTTTATGGCTCATTGGGCGGTTAACCGTAAGTTAGGCAGGATGATTGCAGTCGTAGCATCACCCACGGCAAAACGCTCTGTCAACTGCCTCTCTGGCGGGTAAACCAATATCCGATTTGACAGGTTTATCTGCATAGCGTTCCAGACGCCTTTCTCTATGCCCTCAAAGTCATCCAGCGTGATGATAGTGTCGGCGTGGAACAGCCGTTCTAGGTGCGCCCGATCACCGGGCTGTAGCCGACCGTCTATGTGCAGGTGGTCTATCGTTCCATCCAGTTTAGCGAGCATTTCGGTACTACTGCTGTGGTACTGCGTGACGTTCGCGTAGATCGGCAGCTTGAAGTTGTGCGTCATGTCGCAGGTATGCACCTCGGTATCGCCCCGAGCCAGCACAAACGTGGATTTGCCGATATAGGTGCCGATTTCCACCACGCGCTTTGGCTGGAAATAGCGTTTCACCGCCCACAGGGCAATCAGGCTGGCGTTGTTGGTGGAACCTGTCTGGCGGTCGGGGTCTAGCGCCTCAAGGTCGTCAATGCGCTGCCACGGTAAGTCCTCTAATCCGTCAAACAGCGTGTCCCAGATAGCCCTAGACAGTCGCTTACGGTTTAAGTTCAGCATATATTCCTCTTATGCGCTTCGTATTTTTCCATGTAGGCGACGACATCGCCCTGCCGACCAAAATGGTTGCGTCCATCCATGCCCACAACTCGGGCGCGGAGGTGATCCAAGTCACAGACGGTCACACCCCGACCATACTGGGCGTTACCACCACCGTTGTGATGGACATTGACCGCCGTCACCTGATGCTCGCTAGAACGGCGGCGTGGGCAAATTTGGGGCTGGACAGCCCTGCCCTCTACCTTGACACCGACATGATCGTAAACGCGCCCATAGACGTTGACGGCGCGTTGGGGAAGGGCGTTGTGGCAATGTGTCGGCGTACGTTCAACCGGGACGCAATCTTTAACACCCACCAGCGCGGGCAGGACTTCTCGGAGTACGCCGGTAAGACGTTGGACGAGCTTTACCCCTATGTTGGGTGCTGCACAATCACCGCCGACTGGGGCGTGTGGGCAGACCTGACCGAAATGTACATGGCGCTGCCTGACAAGTTCAAAGTCTGGTACGGCGATCAAGAGGTTTTGCGGGAATACGCCAAACGGCACAAGGTCGTTGACCTGCCCGAACACGAATGGGCGTGTCTGCCAGAGCATATGGCCGGTCGCCCGCTGATTACCCACTACAAGGGTCAACGCAAAGCCCTCATCTTGAATACTCCGGCCTGATCGCTTCGGTGTAACGCTCGTATAGGTCTTTTACGGCGTCTTGGGGGTCGCGGGCGACGTAGAACTCACCCCGAGGCTCAAAGACCTTGCGGAACGTCTCCTGACTTTCGGTGAGGCGGCCTTTCGGGGTTTTGATTTCAACCCAACAGACCCACGGTGTGCCATCCGGTAACGCTTTCGTGATGAGTTTGTCGGGGACTTGACCCACTTGAGCGTAATCGTAGACCACGAAACCCGCTTTTCGTAAAGCGTCAGTAATCGGTGCGTCGTTGGCGTCTCGTCTGGCAGCGTGTCGCACTCTCTAGCCTCGTTGATGCAGCGGATAAGCCATATTTGCCACCATATCCGATTAGCCTTTTTCAGCGGTGGTACGCGCACGTTCTTTCAACCTCAAAACACCTTTCTCGCCAAACAACTCCCTGACTAACCCGACAACGCCGGGATCGGTCAAAACGTCAGAGGCTCCGATTTCGCGGATCAGTTCGCCAACGCGAATCTTAATTCTTTCCCGCTCGCCCGCGTCCCCCGAAAACGCGGTGCGAGCCAGCAACGCATCGTAGTACCGCAGACGGTTCAGCGGGCTGCTACGCACGGCTTCATCCCAACCGGAGGCACTACGTTCCACCGCTCGCGCCACTCGCTCGTCCGGCAGTCCCTTCGGGCCGGACTTCGCGGCGCTCGGGGGATAACTGTACTCGTCACCCATCACTCATCCCTCCGCGCTACCACGCTCAACACAGCAGCGGTGCTAACCCTAGCGATGCCGTTTGGCTTCTGGTTATTGGTTATTGGATTATGGTTATTGGTTAGCATACCGTTCGCATTGCGTTCGCTATGCGTTCGCATCCAACGCTGCTGGGCGCTCTGTTTCGCTTTTGCCTGTTTTTCCTGCACTTTTTCCATTTCCTTCATGGCCCGAGCGTTCACATAGCCGGACGCAGTAAGAATGAAAAAGTCGTTTAGGATGCGACGGATTCTCTCTCGTTCCCGTCCGTTGGCAGGACGGCATAACTGCATCGCTTCACGCTCGCCAAACGGTTTTTCGGTGGCATAAAAGCGATCTAAAAGCAGGGTGTAGACCCCATGCTCATATGTCGTGAGATGGCCGGTATCTCGGGCGTAGTCACCGAGATGGCGTGTATAGAAAAGCATAATGTCTCCGCATAGTTAGAAAAACCATGCGTAGCGGTTGACAGGTCAAGGACTCCCCCCTTAACCTTCCGCTACGCTCTGCAACACCGAAAGCGTATGGCAGCCCCCCTGCCGCGTCAACCCCCGTAACTGGGGGTTTGTCGTTTCTGGGTTCCGTAAAACGCATTAGCGCCCCTGTGGGGGCTTTACCTGCCCAGCCTTGAGCTGCCATGCCCGAGCAGCCGGGATCGCCCCAGCTTTTACCCATTGGCTTACAGCCCCTTTAGTTACGCCAAATGCCTCGGCTAACGCCTGTTGGCTGCCGTATCGTTTTATGAGCTTGTGGATGTTCATGCCGCCAGTTTAGCTCGTTTAACTTTTTTTGCACAACCCCTTGACTCCAGAGTTTAGGCGACTAAACTGTAGGCGTTGATAAACACAACCCACAGATAGGAGCAAACATGAAACCGCAACCTGCAAAGCTGCTGGCCGCCAAAAACGCCATGCACCTGCACTACGTCCACAAATGGCGATTGTGGGGGCTTTACCACCTCCAGAACCTTGATCGTCCTGCCGAATACATCAGCCCGCGCCAGTTGCGCGAGTTTTCGGAGCCGGAACTGCTGCGGCTGATGAAGCTGGTGCGGGGTGGCGTATGAGCATGGAAGCTGACTTTGCTTACGCAGTAGAGCGTCTGATCCAGATAATCCTGCGAATGAACCCCAACTGCTCGCAGGCTGAATTGTTGGCGGCTGGCCGTTTGCTGATGCAGTACGAGCAGCGCCGCCGCGATCAGGCGCAGAAAGTTGTTGACTTGGCCGTTTAGACGACTAAACTATAACCGTTGACAAACACAACACAGGAGCAACAGATATGTTCAAGGATAAATACAGCGCCCTCGGTGATTTCTACGCCCTCGGCAACAAGTTCCAAGTTGACGTTGAGTACAGCCAAGACATGGATCATTCCGTGTTTGTGGAAAAAGCCACGATCATTGGCATCTACTTGGACAGCGATAAGTACGCCACCGCACTCAACCATGACATCAAATTAGACCTTTGCGATTTGACCGAGAGCGAGGAATTTACCCTCAACGAGATTGCCACCCTTGATGCGCTCCGCAATGGGGGTTGGGAATGAAAAGCCCCTACCCGCAATTTATTGCTATCGCCATCCTGTTTCTGATTGCCGCCGCCTGTGACCCGTGTGGTGACGGCGGTTGCACCGCAGCCGAGGAGCGAGCCAGCCATGCACGATGACGACATGACTTGGTGGCATCACCAAGACGAGCTGATGCAGCAGCTTGAAGAACAAGAACGCATAGACGCCTGTAACCGGGCATTGGATGAACTGAAAGGAGAAGAAGATGCAGAGTGAAACCATCGGCGCATTGGCCGCCGCGCTGTCAAAGGCGCAAGCCGACATCACGGGTGCGCTGAAAGACAGCAGCAACCCGTTCTTTAAGTCCAAGTACGCCGATCTGGCGTCGTGTTGGGACGCCTGCCGTAAGCAGTTAGCGGCGAACGGTTTGTCGGTGATCCAGACCACGCAGATGACCGAGCAGGGCTTGATGCTGGTCACTACGTTGGCGCACAGCAGCGGCGAATGGATTGCAGGGCAAATGCCCGTGCTGACCAAGGACAACAGCCCACAGGGGCAGGGCAGCGGCATTACTTACGCTCGTCGCTATGCTCTCGCAGCCATCGTGGGGCTGGCGCAGATTGACGATGACGCGGAGGCTGCCCAAGGCCGCACGTTTACTAACGACCCCCGTGGCGATCTGGGCAAGAAGTTTGACCAGACCAAGCGTGACCAGTTCGTGCAGCAGTTTCGTGGCGCGTTTGATCTAGACGCCGAGGAAAAGGATATAGCTCTTGCCGTGTTGGCTGTGCATGAGGCGCTGAACCCTGACCATGACCTGTATATCGCCGTGGCAGATGTGTTGACGGCAAAGGAGCGGTCAGCGATCAAGAAGTACATTCAAATGGCAAAGGAGCAAAACCGTGGATAAGTTTGACCCGAATATGCGTGGCGTCCTGTTTAAGAACGACAAGGGCGAGAACGCCAAGCGCCCCGACTTCCGTGGGTCGTGCGTGATTAACAACGTGGATTTCAACGTGTCGGGCTGGAAGAAAACAAGCCAGAAAACGGGTGATACCTACCTGTCGCTCAAGTTTGAGGCGAAGGGCGAGGGCAAGCTGTCGCGTTCTGGCGAACCGCAGCGCCAGCCAACCAAGAAGCCCGAGATAACTGAAAAGAATTGGGACGACCTTGACACACCCTTCTGACTTTGAGGCAAGGTTTAGGGCAAGTCGCCCTGCGGAAATCGTAGTGGCGACTTACCTTCTGAACCTCGGGCATACGGTGACGTTGCCCAAGCGGCGCATGGCGAAAGACTTTGCTGACCGCAAAGACTACGCCGACAAGGGCGACGTATATGCCTCGGGCAAGCGGATAGAGGTGAAACACATCAAGCATGATTTCCAATACGAGGCGTGGCCGTTTGAGACGGCTGCTATTTGCGCCAAGAAGTCGTTTGATGCTGCCGATCCTCGCCCCGATTACTACTACATCGTCAACGCGAGTTTGACCGTAGCGGCGCTGGTAGATGTACGAACCACGTTTCCCGATTGGTTGGTGCGGCGCATCACCGATAAGGAACGTGGATACGACTACGACGTTTACGCCGTTGCGCCCGAGTATCTGGCATGGCGGTACATAGATTTTGAGGAACGATTATGACGGAACTTCCCATCTTCATCGGCTACGACAGCCGTGAGGATATTGCGTATCGGGTAGCGCGTCGCAGCATTGAACGCCATGCCCGAAACCCTGTGTATATCCAGCCGATTGACCAAGCGTATATGCGTGCGGTCGGGCTGTATTGGCGTCCTGACGATCCGCTTTCGTCAACGCAGTTTAGTTTTACGCGCTTTCTCGTCCCGTACCTTTGCGAGTACAAGGGTTGGGCGGTGTTTATGGACTGCGATTTCTTGGTGCGGCATGACTTGACGCAGATATGGCGTTACGTTGATAAAAGCAAAGCGGTGTTTGCGGTACACCACGATTACAAGCCTGCCGAAACCGTCAAAATGGATGGCAAGGCGCAGCATCCTTACGCTCGCAAGAACTGGTCATCATTCATGTTCATTAACTGTGAGCATGAGGCAACCAAGCGCCTGACGCCAGAACTGGTGAACACCGAAACCGGGATGTATCTTCATCAGTTTAAGTGGTGCGCCGACGATGACATTGGCGAGCTGCCGGTGACCTTCAATTACCTTGAGGGCTGGCACACCAAAGCTGACGAACCTGACCCGGTGTGCGTCCATATGACCCGTGGCGGGCCGTGGTTCCCCGGTTATCAGGATGTGGAATACGCCGAGGAGTGGCGGGCGTACACATGAAACGCATTTTCCCCGCCAACACGCCGCCAGAGCAGATAGCCCATTCGGTGCTGCGGATGGTCAGCGGGCTGCCTAATAAGCCGTTAGCGGTGACCGTAGAGCTGTGGAAGAAACCACGCACCAATCAGCAAAACGCTTACCTGTGGGGCGTGGTGTATCCCGCCATCATGGAGGGCGGCGGTGAGGCGCTAGGCGGCTTTACGCGGGACGATGTGCACGAATGGCTGCTCGGGGAATGCTTCGGTTGGCAGACGCTAGAGGGCTTTGGGCGCAAGCGTATGCGACCGCTCAAACGATCCTCGGCGCTGAACAAACAAGAATTCAGCGATTACCTGACGTTTATAGACACCAAATGTGCCGAGTTCGGCATTGCAATACCGGAGCCTTATGAGCCTGCGTAAAGAAGCCCGAGGGCGTGGCTGCACGGTGCGTATACCGGGCGTCTGTAACTTCAACAGCGAGACGGTCGTGCTGGCGCATATCCGCGTGGCTGGCGTGTCGGGCATGGGCCTAAAGGCACCCGATGCCTTGGGGGCTTGGTGCTGTTCCAACTGCCACGACGAAGTAGATGGCAGAACGCATAAAAGCGGCATGACCCGTGACGAACTGCGCCTAGCCCATTACGACGGCATGGCTCGCACCATCATGCAATTACACAAAGAGGGGTTGATATGACTCGGGATCAACTGAACAACATTGCCGAGCAAATTAGTTGGATTGTTGGCGAAAAAATGACTTATCTACAGGCAATAGATTTTGCGGAATTAGTAGCCAACGCAGAACGAGAGCAGATTTTAGAGCTGACTGATTCGCTTGGTTGGGTGGATTCCGACGCGATCCGAGCAAGGGGTAACAAATGAACTTCTGGGCTGACACGCCGTACATCACGGCATATGTGCGTAACGAGTTTTTGCACGACCATGAAAAGGGCAAAGGCGAATTTACCCTCTGCACCGTGTTCGGCTTCCGCGCTGAACCCATGCGCGTCCCCATGTTCCAAATCATGCTGGAGTCAGGCGCACAATGGGCGCGTATCCCGATCCACGCGCTGTGCAGTAAGCCCTGCCCCGAAATGGCGTTACAGCTGGCGGTGTGGTGGGATAGCTTTAGCCGCAACTGTCAGGTCAAAGAGGTGGCGTTCCTGCGTAACCACCGGGTTAAGGCCATAGGCCGTGACGGGGTGCAGCGACCGGGAACGTACCTGATGACGGTATTCTGGTGTGACGGTGGGTGGAGCGAGGTGCCGGATCAGTCTAAAGACCACCACATTATCGCTTTGGACTCGGGGCAATGGATTGCCTACCCTAACAACAGGTTGTTATGGGCTGACCCGAGTTGGATCAGAGGGGAAGTGCCGAGGGATTGGCGCTCCCCCTCTAATAACTACAGCGTGGAGGCACTGCCGTGAAACGGCTTATAAGGGCTTTATGGCGGTTCTGGCGCGAACGTAGCGCCGAGGCTAACCGAGAGTGGGCAAGCGTCCCTAATCCCGAGTGGCGGGCGTCTAGGGGCGGGAGGGATTATTGGTGAACGACGAAGATGACGCGCTGGAGCAAGAGTTAAAGGCAGCCCCGTGGGGATATGGGCAACGCCGACCGCCGACGTTTCTGGAGATATTAGACCGGATGCGTAAGGCGGGGTTGGGCGAGGAGGCTGATTGGCTCCTGCGCGAGTGGACGATCTTAAGTCAGAAATAACGCACGTTCGTCGTTGCGGCGCTTAACCAGCCCCGGCAGCACTTTGCCTGCCGCCTTTGTCCACATCAGGAAGGCGTCAGCAGCGCCTTCTATGTCGCCTCGGTTGTAGCGCATCCGTATGCTACTGCGCTGAAGGTTTCCAAGTCCGACGTTAAAAGCAAAACTCACCAGAGCATCAAATTGCCCTTGATGATTAACAGCAGCAGGGCAAAGTCGGGCCACGCCGCGCTCAAACCGGCCAAGGTCTTGAGCAAGGATAGCGTCCACCTCTCCCATCGTGAGCTGGCGATCCCAGCCATCGGGTATCGGTAGGTTCTTCCGTTCCTCATATTTCACCGCCGCATGGGTCGGGTCTATCACATGGCCAACGCCGACCGTCCACAGCAGCGCAGGACACCGATAAGGGCGTAGCCTCACGCCCTCATGGTGTTTTACGAGTTTGATTAACTCGGCGCTGACCTTCATTTCTGGCTAAAAGCGCGACCACCAAAATGAAAGGCAATAATGCTGGCGAGGATCGCCATTTCATCCTCGGAAAACACGTTCTCCATTGCGATAGCAAACGGCACACCTTGATGCCATGCGTACCAAATGCCCGCAAGGTTCAGCGCGACCAGTTCCAGCACAAAGATGTAGGTGACTACCGGGCGCACCGAGGCGCGTAGGTTAATCATCCATTGGCTTGCGCCTTTGCCAATCTCTACGTCGTGGCTGTAAAGCGCTTGACGCTCCTCGGAAGCGGTCTGCGTCTGAATTTGCTCCAGCTTGATTTCCTCAACCCGTGCCTGCGCGATAAAGCCGCGTTCAGCGAGGGCTAGTTCACGCTCTTTCTGTGCGGCAACCAACGCAAGCTCATGCTTTTTGTCCTGCCGGTCTTGGAAGATTTGCAGAATCTTGGGCAAACCGCCCGCAAGGAACGACAGAAACGTGCTGACCATCGTCATCATTTGGAAGCCCTCACTACATCGTCACCCTTGGTAACCGTGACATGATCGCCCTCTACGTCCACGCGCATCGGCTGCTCTTTGCGGTCAAGCCGGTCTAGTTTGGCGATCAGTTCCTTGATCACCTCAAACTCTGGCTTATCTTCCTTCTCCACGGTGCCAGCGATAGACGCCAGCATAGAGATAAGGGCGGTCAGCGAGGCACCAAGCAACCCCATCACGGCGGCAATCTTCTCGCTATCCAGCGCAAGGCTAGAGAGGACGCCAATGACCACGATGGCGGTGATGTATTTAAGGCCATCCTTGCCAATAGCCTTCCCCGCTACGTCCTTGGCGCTGCTCTGGGCTTCAAGGCGCTGTAACTCGGCCTTGATCTGCACCTTGAGCAGTTCAATGTCCTCGCTCACTTGACGGCATCCAATAACATAACGGCCATGCTGCCAAGCGCACCGAGCAGTACCAGAATAATCGCGCCGCCAATCTTAATCAGCAGGCTCTCAAGGCGCTTCAGACGCGCATGAATCGCCTCATAGCGCACCGTGCAAACGTCAATGTGACTCGTCACAGTCACCTCCAGCTCTTGCACCGTCGTCATTACGCACTCCACGGCAACGGCTTGGCAACGGTCGGCGGGTTGACCTGCATATCCAACTCACGCGCTACGTTTGCCTCAACCTCGTCCTTGTCCACGCCGTTTGCCCAAATCCAACCCAGCACAATGTCCTCAGTCAGATCGGGATAGGCTACGAAAACGTCGCCCGGTGACGCAAAGCCCATGCTGCCGTAGTTGGACGCGCTGTAGTCGCCGCTTGTAGCCGTGCAGCGCCACGTTGCCGTCACGACAACATCGGTGTGCGAGCCGTCTTGCGGCTTGACGATCATGCTTTCCACTTTCCAGTTAGCCATTGTCCGTCTCCTTTTGTTCCGTCTGCGCCTTGACTTGCGCGTCAATCTTAACCAACAACGGCCATGCGCCGCTGCTCGTCGGGAGTTGTCCCAATACTTGCAGGATGGCCTGCACTTCTTCGGGAGTAAGGTCTAGTTTCACTTTGCCTCCAATTAGCCGCAATACAGAACGCAAGGCACAATATACGAGCCATCCGCGTAAGTATCTGCAACGGTAGTGCTAGTCACTTTGCCAATGGTTTTGCTGCGGATAATGTCGTCTGACTGAACCTTGGCGCAGCCATCACCGTTGGATTCCAGCAAATCTCCGCGCTGTACCGTCACGCCCGCTGCAATGCGAACCCATGACGCGCCAAGTGCTGCGGCAAGGATGCCGTTATTGGTTTCCGGGTCAGAATCTGGCGAAAAGTAAACACCGTAGACCGTACTTGATCCTTCCGTGTCGCTAACCTTCGCTTTAGGCAAGCGGTTTTGACTGCTGCACTTGCCATCAACCAACTCGTCCAATGACTCCAGCACCGTACCTTTAAGTGTCGGCATTGCGCCAACAATTTCGGTGTAGTGCGACCCCATAAATGGGTTATAGGAAACAACATTACCGGCAACAGAGATACTGCCTTCCAAAACGCCATCTTGATAGAACTCAACCAAGTTTCCATCATTGGTTTTTCGGTTGACAAGCAACGGAGGGTTGCTGTCCCTTGTGATTGCTATTGCGCCAGAACCAAAAATTACGGTTCCAACGGCATTGTCTCCAATAGGATTTGTGCCAGTTGTTCCAATTCCTGTGTCTCCAGCAAAGTAGTTCCGCGCCGTCCCGTTTGCATAGAAGTTCCAGCGGTTTGTGCCAGAGGCGATGTTGCTGTAGAAGCCGTAGTTGTTGGTGGCTCCGGTGAGGGAGGACGCTACGGCAAAACCGTATTGGTTAGTAACAGCAGAACTTGCGCCAAATGTGCCTCCATTTGCTTGAAAATGGAAAAGACTGCCAAGCGTAAACGCTGCCGCTTGCGTATTGAGGCTGGTTTGAAACCCGTTTGCCTCCGCAGTCGTTCCACTTGGGATTGTGCCGTTAGCAAAAAATACGCGAGTTACCGTACCTGATGTTGGGTATGTTCCAAGCGCATTAACTTTGGTATCAGCCCCCGCCGTCCCGCCAATACCGACATTCCCATCGGCGGCGACGCGGAGACGCTCTACGTTAGACGTTCTAAGCGCAATCGGCTGATACGAACCCGTGCTGTTGTAGTACGCCTCAATGTTAAATACAGAACCGTCATTCCAAAGGCCGAGGTAGCTGTCATTTGATGTTGCTTGTAATGCAATACCAGAGGCAACGGATGATGAGGGCTGTTTAACCATCAACCGACCTTGGCCAGAAGTGTTCGTGTTGACTAGCAAATTTCCTGATGTGTCTAACCGAACACGCTCGCTGCCATTAGTATGAAAGGTCATCGGCACATAAGTGCCGGTGCCTGTAATGTCCGAACGAATTTGCGAGTCGTTTGTAGAATTTTGCAATAAACGCAAAAATGACGCGTTTGTTGGGTCGTTATTGCCAAAACAATTGATGGATGACGTTGTTCCAGTTCCGTTGGGAATCAATCCAACAAAAGTCGTTGCGTTAGCAACGCTTCCTTGAAACATTGTGCGATTAGCGACCGTTGCATTGCTGAAATCGCCCGTGATGCGCTGGCCGGTGCCGGTGAAGTTGAGGTTGCCCGTTGTGATCGTCGCCGTACCTGCGTTCAGCGAGGCGATAGAGGCGTTAGTCACCGTCAAGCCTGTCACCACCGCCGTTCCAACGTTGGCAGACGCGACCGACGCCCCCGTGGCCGTCAAGGTTGTGGCGACTGCGTTGCCAAGGTTAGCCGAGGCGATGCTGGCTGCGGTGCTAGTCAGGTTCGTGACCGTACCCGTGGTCACCAACGCTACCGCCGCATTAGCCGACGCAATAGACGCCGAGGTAGAGGTGAGGTTAGTCACCGTTCCCGTCGTAACAACCGCCGTACCGACGTTAGCGGAGGCGATAGAGGCGCTGGTAGCCGTGAGGTTGGTAACGACCGCCACACCTGCGTTGATGGAGGCGATAGAGGCTGCGGTAAACTGAAGGTTGCCGATATTAGCCGACGCGATGGACGCGCTAGAGGCGGTCAGGTCGGTTACCGTGGCCGTGGTCAGCAGCGCCACACCCGCATTGACCGAGGCGACCGAAGCGCTTGTTGCTGTCAAATTTGTGACGGTGCCGTTTGTAATGACGGCGGTGCCGAGATTGGCAGAGGCAATAGATACGCCCGTCAACGAAAGCGACGAAATGACCGCATTGCCAAGGTTGGCAGAGGCGATAGACGCGCCAGTTGCCGTCAAATTAGTGACAGCAGCATTGACGATGGCAGCCGATCCAATGGACGCGTCAGACGACACCAAATTGGTGACGGTGCCGTTTGTGATGAGCGCCACAGCGGCATTAGCTGACGCGATAGACGCCACAGAAATGTTGACCTTGCCGGTGACGTTTTGCACCGTCATGGCCAAGGTGCCGTCATCAGCCTTGATGTTGGTCACTTCAAGGTTAGTCAGCTCCAGCGTCGTTGCCGAGAACGTGCCGATAACCGCCACGCCAAGGTTGGCTGATGCAGCCGACAGATTGGTGGCAGTCAGGTTAGAGAACGTGCCAGCCGCAGGGGCTGCCCCGCCAATGGTCGTGGCGTCAATGGTGCCGCCATCAATGTTGACCGTTGTGGCGTTTAAGCTGTTAAGCGTGACAACGCCCGTGGAGTCGGCAATAGAGCCTGCCGCCGTGCCGTCTTTGGCTTTGAGGTTGGTTACCTCAAGGTTGGTGCTATCTACCGTCGTGGCGTTGACCGTGGTGATGTTGCCGGTCGTTGCGCCAAGGGTCGTAAACGTACCCGCAGCAGCCGAACCGTTGCCGATCACCGTGCCGTCAATGGTGCCGCCGTTGATGTCGGCGGTGGTGATGGAGCCAATGTCTGCCCAAGTTCCCGTGATGGAGACGTTGTTCGTCAACGTCCAACCGCTGGCTTGAAAATTGACCGTATCGCTACCTGCATTACCGACCTGCAAGTTGCCGTTTAACGTCGTGTTGCCTGCAACGGTCAGCGTTCCCGATACGTTAAGGTTGGTGAAGCTGTTGACCGGGCTGATCAACTGGAATCGGGTGCCGTCGTACACCACAGAAACCATTTCGCCAGAAACAAGGTCACCAGCCACAAGAGCGGTGGTGCCGTCACGGGTGACTGCTTTAGCGCCAAGCGTGTCAATGTTGAGCGTAACAGCGCCCGTGTTGGTTGCTGGTGCGACGAAGTAATACACCGCGCCCGTAACGTAAGTCGTCAGGGCGGGCGAAAGCGTACCGATAAGCGTATCGGTGCCGGTAACCGTAACAAGGGCAGCGCCGTTGCTTTGAATCTGCGCCACCGTGGCAGCGTCTGTGGCAGCCGTACCGTTGGCAAGGTTCGTGATTTTAAACCCGCCCATCGGAATGTTGGCCGTTGGCGTACTCTGCCCGTCCTTGGTGATACAGGTCGTCAGACCGTTTGCAAGGTCGGCTGTCAGCGCGTTAAACGTGGTCGCGCTAATGACAGTATTGGCTACGACAGGCTGACCTGCCGAGTTGATGACAAATGTACCGCTGCCGTTAAAGCTCATCGTTTATCTCCTATTCCTGTCCTGCGCCAAACGCGCCGACACGACCTGATACTTGCCGTCCAAGCGCCTGCCCTGCGGCACGACGGCGCATATATTCCTGCATATTCCGCAACTCGGCCTGTGCAGGCTCGTCACGCAACATCAGCAGTTTTGCGAGGCGATTGCGTTGCTCCTCGGGCATCCCGTATTGCGTGGCTTTTTGCTGCAACATTTGGAACGCGCCAACTGGGTTGGTTGCCGCCTGTGAGGCTTGCAACAAATCAAACGTGTCCTTTTGGTCTTGCGCTTGCGCCAAACGCTTAAACGTCTGCGAACCGCCGCCGACACGCTCTAATTTCTTCAGTTCTTCCTGCGACAAAATCATGCGCTGGAACTGACGGAAGTCGTTGCCAAAGATAGCGCGGAGCTTGCCTTGCAGCTCTGGCTCTTTGTACATATTCAGCAAGCGCGTTTGACCGGCTTGCGACCCCGCAACACCACGCAAAGCGTCTACCGCACCAACGCGGAACGCTTCCAATTCGGATGGCGTCAGGTCTTTGGTCAGTTTGGACAGCGCTTCAGATGATTCCGACAGCGCACCGCGACCCAACTCTACCGCCGTTTCCAACTCGGCAAAGCCAGCATACGTTTCGCGGGCTTTGGCGTAATCAGGCGAAAGCGAGTCTAACTTTTTGACCAAATCTAGCCGCAAGCGGTCAAGGTCGGCAGCCTCGTTGTTCGCGCCTTTACGGCGAGCGGCTTGCGCCTTATCCCATAAGCTGCGCTTTAACTGATCGGCAGCCGCAAACGGCAACTGGTCGCCTTGTTTAAGGCTACGCAACTGCGCGGTCGGCTCCCCTCGTCGCGTTGCCGTGCGCTGTGCCGCGCCAAGGTCAAGACGGGCGCGGCCAAGGATGCTTTGCAATTCCTCGTCAACGGGGAACGTCACATCACGTAGTTTGCTGTAAAGCGGGCCAGCGGCATCGGCTTGGCGCTTGGCAAGGTTGGTCAACTCGTCCTCTGCGCTGCGTGTAACGCCTGTGGCGCGTTCGGCGGTTTCGGTGATAGCACCGCCACGCCCCGCCGCCACTCGGCGCTGCTGCATCGTTAGCTGTCGTCCTGCGGTGCCGGGGAGGTTGGCGAGCATATCAATCTCGGCCAACGTGTTACCGCCAGCAGCCGCAATCGGCGCTTCTTTGCCCAACTTACGCAACCGAGCGGCTGTCATCACAGCCTCTTGCCCCGGCTCCACACCCGTCATAATGCGAGCCTGCGCGTCACGCTCAAGCAACTCCGCAAGACGTTCGCGGGGATAGTCAGGGCGCACGTTGTAACCACCAAGCGTTTCTGGGGCTATGCCCATAACTCCCGGCATACGCGATGCAATAGGCGTGATCGCAGCGCCGCGAACAGCGCGACCTAAAACATTAGCGCCACCACCAATGGCAAGCCCTGTGCCTGCGCCCATTGCAGCGCCCGATAATCGGTCGCCTTCATCGGCAGCGCCTGCGCCCGACAATGCGCCCTGCGCGGCAATGTCGCCCGCGGTACGCGCTACGCGCCCCATTGTGGTAGCGCCACGACCAAGCGAGAGAGGGCCGGTAAACGGCGCAGTAGCAAGACCGCCCGCAAGTTCAAGTCCTGCTGCCGTCATTGGGCGCTCGGCTGCAAACTGTTGCGTAGCGCCGCGCACCACATCCCGATACTGCGGGTTTACAAGCCCCGCCATTTCATCGGCAAAGTTAAACGTAGCACCCTGCGCCGCCGTCAATGCGCCCTGTGCAACTGGCGACATTTGAGCGCCGCGCTGCATTGCAGCCTTACTTGCCATTGCCTGATCGTGCTTTGCATATGCTTCGTCAGGGCTTGCAGCTTCATAGATTTTGCCTTCAATGCGGTATTGCGGCATGGCTTATCTCCGACGCGGGGGCAAATCAATAATTTGCGACCCGCCAATGCTAGGCGGTTTGTAGCCAGAACCGCCACCTGCTGCGATTTGCCGAATGGCGGTTTCGCGGGCTTGGCGTTTCTGTTCCAAAGTTGCCGCATCGTCACCCGGTTGCGGAATGTATTGCTTCCGAGCGCTTTCAAATTCCGTATCGCTAATAACTGCGCCTGATTCCTTACGCAACACCGCGTTGATGAAATTGCGTTCGGCTTGGAAAAATTGCCGAGATTCTGGCGTTATCATCACGTTGCCTACGCCGCCCGGCAAACCTTCTTTGAACCGCGAGCCAAAACTCGGAGGTGGGTTTTGGAAAAGCGGTTCTGCTTGAGCCATACGCTCGGCAAAAAGCATGGCGTTTGACTGCGATTCTGTCGGCGCTTTGCCTTCTGGGCGAACGCCCGGAATCATTGACGGCGCACCGCCAGTACGGCTCGGCTGGAAGAAAACAGGGTTGCCTTGCTCGTCTACGCCAGCAACGGGAGCGCCATACGAAACATCCACTTTGGTGCTTGGCGTGCGGCTTTCCAAAAACTTTGCAAATTCAGGGCTTGTTTGTGCAAATTCAAACTCACGCACCGAGGTTGGCGCTTCGGGAGCGGGCTTTTTGACGCCATCCAAATAACGCACTTCACCGGCTTTGTTAACAACAAAAGCGCGGCCAGACGCATCAAACTGCGGCGTAGTTCCAAACTCTGCCGTTTTCGGCGTTTCAAGCATCTGCGCGATGCGCTGCGCCATAATTGGGCGATCTTTGAGTGCAGCCGTGCCAAGCCCGGTGGATGCCATATCCAACACTTCCTCGGGCGAACGACGGTATTGCGATTGCCGCGTGACTTCAGCCAATTCGGTCTGCTCGGGGATAACGGCAGGCGCTGCATTTGGGTCGTACTCGTACCCGCCCTGCATACGACCGAGCATACGCTGGGCGTAATCTGCCTCCATGCCCTTTGCTTCTTCGGCAGCCTCACGCGCTTTGCGCCCTTCGCGGGCGGTCAGGTAGCCCTGCAATGCCTTAACAAGCGGCGCAGCACGGGGGATCGGCGCAGCCGTCCCTTCCATCGGCTGATATTGCTGCTGTGCGAGGGCTTCAGCGAGGGCAGCGCGGCGGCGGGCTTCCTCTAACTGGCGCTCGTACTCGGTCGGAGCGCGGAACGTGCTGACGTATCGGACGCGATCACTCTTGGCCATAGTCAAAATCCCCTCTGTAGCCACCTCCCTGCGGGGTCGTTAAGCCCGGCGAGCGTGGATAACCTTGTGCGCCGGGGCCGCGTGGGCGCTGCATCTGACCGCCAACCTGCGGCGACATTCGCGGGCGACCCATGCCACCCATTGGCATCGCGCCTGCAACGCCAGCCTGCTGCGGAGCAGCCATTGCACTCATGGACGGGTTGCTAATGGGGCCGCCGTACTGCTGCGGGCCGGGAGGGCCGTTAAAGTTCATGGATTGCGGGGCAACGCCGGGGGCAGAGTTAGGCGTTGCTCCAGCATAAGCCGACGAGGGGCGCATTGGCTGCTGCATCCCCGGGCCGTTTAGCGAGGAGTTGCGCTCTTGCATGGCCAGCATACGTGCCAGCTCCTGCGGGCGACGATCAGGCTGCATCGGCATATTCATAGGGCGTCGTCCGTTCATGTTTTTTCCTCACAACATTCCGTAGTTGACCATTTTGTAGCCAGATGAGTGCGTAACAACTGCTTCTGGCAGCACAGCTTCTAACTCGTCGGCCATGACGCCGCGCTGACGTTCGCCAAATATGTCGTATTCGTAAATGCCAATGCCGAGCGGATGCGTACCGACGCGCACGATGTTGGACTTCAAGCGGCGATCTGACATACCAAACAATCCGGGGATGCTGCCTGCGCCGCCAATTGCGGTTCCTGCTGCGCCAGCAAGGCTTCCAAGCATTCCCATGCCCGCGTTATACGCGCCAACTTGATTGGCGTAATTACGCTGCGCGAAGTCGCCCGCCGCCTGACCCGCTTGGAATATCGGAGCAGGGGCGACCGAAACGCCGCTGTAGCCTTGGAACTGCGGCACATTGACCTGCCCGCCTGACAACAATGCGCTGATCTCGTTGACCGGGATGCTTCGCATCGCTGCCTGCTGCGCCAACGCCTGCTGCACAGCCGTGTTGTAGAACTGCTGATTGGCGATGTTCTGCTGGAACTGCTGCTGCTGCGCCTGATTGAAGAACGCGGCACCAGCCTGTTGCTGGGCTTGGTTTTGAGCCAAGGCAGCGTTGGCGGCGCTCTGGATGTCCATTTGCTGGCCAAAACGCTGCTGTTGTGCGGCGTTTGCGGCAGCCTGACGCGCCAATTCCTGTTGGTAAGCCTGCGCCTGTGCCTGATTGTAGAAAGCAGCGGCTTCCTGCGACTGACCGGCTTGCTGGGCTTGCCGCGCAAGGTTGGCCTGCTGTGCGGCCAGTTGCTGCTGGAAGTTTTGTCCTGCGGCGGCATTGGCAAGCTGTTGCGCCTGCTGCCCCATGCCAAACTGCTGCAACAACGCTTCGCGGTTGAACTGCCCTGCGCCAAGCGCCTGTTGGTAGTTTTGTGCAATAGCAGCGTTTTGAGCCTGTTGCGCGGCAAGAGCCTGCTGGAAATTCTGCCCAATGGCCTGATTTTGCGCTTGTGCAGCTTGCTGACCCGTCTGGAAGGTTGCCAGTTGCGCTTCGCGGCCAAATTCTCCCGCAGCAACGCGCTGCAAGAAGTTCTGTTGCTGCGCGGCATTGCCCTGCTGTGCGGCAGCCAATGCTTGCTGGAAATTTTGCGCTTGCGCTTGATTTTGCGCTTGTTGGGCAGCCTGCTGCATTTCAAACTGTTGGCCAGTAAGTCCCGCCGCCGCTTGTGCGCCGGTAACTGCCTGCCCAAACTGCTGCGCTTGTGCTGCTCGCTGCGCTTCCTCGGTCGCCAGCACATTTTGAATGTTTTGCTGGGTTGCCTGATTTTGCAGTTGCTGCGCGGCCTGCCCTTGAGCAAAGTTCTGCGCGATAGCCTGATTGATAGCCTGCTGGGCCTGTTGTCCCGTCTGGAACGACGCCAACTGCGCCTCTCGGCCAAATTCGCCTGCGGCGAGACGTTGCGCGAACTGCTGCGCCTGCGCTTCGTTGGCAAACTGACCTGACTGCAACGCCAGTTGTGTGTTTTGCGCGATTGCTTGATTTTGAGCTTGTGCAGCCTGCTGCTGCGTCTCAAATCCAGCCAATGCGCCTTCACGGTTGAACTGCTGCATCGCCATCTGCTGGCCAAAGCCTTGCTGTTGCGCTTGGTTTTGCGCCTGTTGTGCAGCCAACGCCTGCTGATAATTCTGCTGAATGGCCTGATTTGCCATCTGCTGTGCAGATTGCCCCATGCCAAACGACGCGAGTTGCGCTTCGCGTCCGTATTCGCCTGCCGCAAGGCGCTGCTGGAACGCCTGCTGTTGCGCCATGTTCTGCGCTGACTGCGCGGCAAGGCTCTGCTGGAAGTTCTGCGCGAGGGCTTCGTTGTACAAGCCCAAGCCTTGAGCGCCTGCGCCAAACTGCGCCAATGCTGCTTGGTTGGCAAAATCGGCCAACGTTTGCTGCTCGGAAAGCCCCTGTTGACGCATTTGTGCGTCAAGGCCGATCCCCTGCAACGCGGCTTGCGTACGCAAATCGTTTTCACGCTCGGCCTGCAACTGCATTTCTGCGTTGTATGCCTCGCCGCCGGGGCGCAAGCCTTGGTTTACCAGACGCTGCTCTAACTGTGCGCGTTCCCGCTGCAACTGCGGCTCAAGGCGCGACATGATCGCGTTTTGCGCGGTCATTCCAGCGTTGACTGGCATTGCCGCCAGCCCGCTGACGTTTAATTGTCGCTGTAGCTCTGGGGTGCCAAGCTCGCCTCTGGCATAGCCAAATCGGCCTTCCTGCACGTTGCGGGCAACATCGCCAACGCCCGACAAATTTAAATTTTGATCAATTTGACCCGCAGCCGGGCCGCGTCCTGCTAAACCGTAATCGCCCATGCTTGGAGCGTTTGCAATCTGTCCAAGTTGCGCGGCATTAAAGCCACCGAAATTTAATCCCGCAGGGCCGCCCTGCGCCTGACCAAACTGCCCTATGCCGCCTTGGATGCCCTGTAATCCGCTAGTATCCAAGCCGCCAAACTGAACGCCAGCGGGGCCGCCGCCTGCCATGCCGTACAAACCAGCTGATGGGCCACCGCCAAGTTGCGCCAACATAGACGGCGACAGACCGCCAAGAACTTGACCAACATTGGCAAGATTCAAGCCCTGTATTTGCGGAGCGCCAACGCCGCCGTATGCGGCAAACTGCCCCGCGTTCGGGCCGCCTTGCGCCATGCCAAGACCCGACAGGTCAAGACCGCCAAATTGCATACCAGCAGGGCCGCCCGTTGCAGTACCAAACGCTTGACCGCCCGGAGCTGACTGCGAATAGAACCGCGATTCGTCCAACTGACCAAGGTTAGTTGGCGCGGCAGGGCCAGCGCCCGCTTGCTGCCCTGCGCCCATCTGTCCCGGCAATCCTTCGGTGTAATAACCCGCTTGCGGCGCGTAAATGCCTTGCGGAGCGCCCGCTATTTCGCCACCTGCGCCCTGACCAAGCGCACCGGCCATGCCCAAGAGCGGGTAACCGCGCTGAATATCCCCTGCGCCCGCTACGTCGTAGCGCAAACCCGGGATGTTGCGAGCATCAAAAGCGGATGCGATGCCAAGGCCGCCCAAGCCTCGCGCCGCGCCTGCGGCGGCTTCCGACATATACCGCTGCGCCAATTCCTGCTGGCGCAACGCAGCTTCAGCGTTTGGATCAATGGTTTGGCGAACAGTCGGCTGCTCAATGTACGTCGTAAACTGTTCTTGACTCGGCGCTTCCCCTGCGTATTCGGGGTTGCTATACACTTGCGCCTGCCACGCCTCCATCGCCTTGTTGTAAGCGTCGGTGTCTACGGTCGGCGTTTTCGTCCACGTTACGGTTTGCGTACCCGTGGGCGAGTAAATGTTCGGATTGGACATATACGCCGACTGCTTGGCGGCGGCCAAGTTAGCCTCACCCTGCTTGATCGCAAGGGTGGTGTAGTCAGGCGCTGGTGGCGGTGCTGGTGATTTTTTGCCCATACCTCGGCTCCAAGAAACGACACTTGTCAGGTGTCAGAGTCATCAAAACAATGTCTCCAGAATCATGCGCGGCATCTTTAATTCGCGCTTCTTCCGAAAACCCCATCTTGCTGACCAATGCGAGCGCCCGGGTATGGTTGCTGCTGATTGGCCCTATTATCTTATCAACTCCTGCGACGTTGTACGCATAATCGTAAACGGCAGCCATGTAAGTCGGGGTGACCCGTTCCCATGCAATGTGGCAAACGACGGATCGCCCGTTCCAGTTTTCGTAAACCGTTCCGGCAACGAGCTTGCCGTCGCGTTCAAGCCCAATGGCAACTGACCGATTTGGGTCAAACGCCCCTTCGGTCTGGGCGGTGACCCATGCCCCAACGTGGGGGCCGCTGACTATATTCCAGCCCATCCTAGTTGATACACCACATCGGTTGATGCCCATTGAACCTGTAGGTTCTTGCTGACGCTGTTGAACGCGATTGCGCCCGAATAACCCACGCCCGTGACGCCCGCTTGGTTGTTGCTGATGACCACATCAGAACCCCACAGCGCCACATCCCAAGAGCCAACATCCCAAAGGCCTGCCACCGATGGACTAAACGACAACGCGCCAGTCTGGTCAGCAGTCTGGAAATCGGTGTTGATACCGATAACGACGTTAGGCTGCCCGTTGCTAAATATGCTCGGGCGAGCGCGGGTGAAATACTTGATGACGCCACGCGTCTCAAAGTAGTTGAACGCTTGCAGGGCTTTGGCGCGGATCGGCTCGCCATCGTCCATGTAACCGTTGTCGCCTTGCGTCCAAGCCTTTGCAACGTAGGTGTTGCCGCCAAAAAACGGCTCGTTGCCTACCAGCGCCCACGAACTTGCGTTCCAACCCGTGAAGTTGCACCACGCTTTGGTGATGTTGTTCATCACAAACTGCTGTTGACCCGACGCCACCGGCACGTTGACGATCAAAGCGTTGTTGAGCGGGTTGTAGAGCAGCGCCCAGCCAAACGTGTCTTTGTAAGTACGTGCTGCGTTAGCAAACGCGCCTTGGATTTTGTCTGACAGCGCGATGTTGGGGTCAAGGCGCGACGATTGCAGCGCCGAGGCGAACGGAATCAGCCCGTCTAGCGTCAAAATCAGCAAATCGCCGCCATATTTGGTTAGGCAACGCTGCGAAATTGGCGCACCAATAACCCATACGCCGATCAGCGCCCATGTTGACGCGCTGGTGGGATCGGTTCCGCGATAAACGGCTACTTCGCCCTTGTCGCTGACAAAAACAAGGTTATCGTCAACGCCGTAACCTGCGTCAATCGTCCACGTTGCCATCGCTTGCAGCTTACCGCCCAAATGCATGACGCTAGATAGGTCAAGCACGTTGGCCGCACCGCCTACCGACGACACGGGCAGATACCATGCCTTCAGCGTGTCTTTTTCAATAAACCACATCCGGTTTTTGAAAAGCGTTGGCTGGATCAGTTTGGTCGTGGTAACCCCTGTGATGGCGGGGGTGCTGACGCCATCAATCGGCGTCCATGTTGTGCCGTTGTACAACAGCGGCTTATCAACGCCGTTCGCGGTGTACATATAACTGCCGCCGCCTGTTGTGACGTTGGCATATTCCCATGCCGAATTGGACAGGCTGACAACGACTGCCGAGGTGGCGCTACCTGCTGAAGTAACGTCAAAAATTTTTGCGTCGCTAACGGCAAACAATTTGACGTTTGAGCCAGCGTTGTACGTCATCAAGCTGTCTACCGTAGACGGCAAGCCTGTTACATGTTTGGCGTAACCGCCTCGCAAATTGACGTTAGAAACGCTTGGAAACATATTTTCCAAGTAAACCGCGTCGGTCGGGGCCATGTTGGCCAACGCGTCTCTCGCGTTCCAGCCGCCTACTGGCGCAGGCAATGACGCTACGTTGGCGGTAGTGCGCTGGATTAACCGCCTGCGAACGGGAGACGCCATTATTGGCTATCCGTGCCGTAGCCGCTGTCAGGGATGTTGTCATAACCGATCAACACCGTACCCGGGCGCGGCGCAAACGACAGATTTGCCGCTGCCGTATCTTGTGCAATCGCTGTTTCTAGCTCGGCAATGTAATCGCGGTATAGCGCCGTCGTATCAAAGCCCTTTGCTTCAAAATACTTCAGCTTGGTGCCAAGCACCATCACGCGGTCGGGATAGATGCAGGTGTCGGTGTCAGCGGTAAAGCTGGTTTTTGGCACACCAAGGGCGCTTTCTGCCCACGAAACGCTGCGATACTCAAAGCCGAGCAGTTCGTCGCCATTCATGCCCGGCCAAATTTGGAAGTATTTGCCGAGCAGACGCCAGCGAATACGCGGGCCGGTGCTGATATAGCCCGAGAGCAGCCATTCCCATTGCTGCGGCGACTCTGGGCCGAGCATTTCCCAACGCTTGCTCTTATCCCAATGGGTGCGGTTGACCGTGCTGTTGTAGTCGGCAGGCAGGTCGTACTTTACTTTTTGGAAGATTAACTGCCCGTCTACCTGCGCTTCGGTTGGCTTGTAATTTAGGGTTACCGAAGATGATCCGGTAACTGCCGTCACGTAGGTGGCGTTGGGGATGCCAACGCCCTGCACCTGATATGCCGTAGAAAGGCCAGCCGTTGTGGGGATGCCGGTAATGGTGGCCGCAGCCGTCGTCCACGTTCCCGTTGTCGTAATTGCTTCGGTGTAGAACGTGTGCTGCTTTGTTAATTCGCGCCAGTCAGCACGACGCAGCAACTCATAACCGCAGGCGTTCATCAGCGCGAGCAGCTGAATCACATCTTGACTTGCATTTCCCGCCACCGTCGCAGGGGTCGGGATGCCCAGCTCGTTTGTCACTTGCTGGATGAGTTGCGACATCGTGCTGCCCATACTATGCCTCCGCTAATTCTTTAGGCGGTCTGCCACGGCGCTTTGGCTCCTCGTCTCTGCTTAAGAGAGCGGCCATCTGCGCCTGCAACTCCGCAAGTTGCTTCTTGGTGTCCTCAAGCTCCGCGCTCGCTTCGGTGCGGTTCTTGCGGTTCAGATATAAACGCGCACGGTCGCGCAAGCCAATGCCACCCATCCCGACGCGCTGTAGTTGGGCGTCCGAAGCGAGGGCGAGTTGCTCCACCGTGACAAATTTGAGGATGTTCAACTCTGCGATCTGGTCGCGGTTGATTTCATCAGGAGCGTCTTTGTTCCATTGGGACAGCGGTGTACCAATCTGCGAGGCTGCGCCCTCGTTCTGCTGCATCTGGTAGTACAGCCATTGGCGCGGGAAACGCTCTTTGTGATCGTCCCGCAGCGGCTGATCCAGAATGTTTGTCTTATCACCGGGGGCCATAATGCGAACGTAGGTCTTGCCTGCGTTCGGGCCTTCGTCACGGGTGTAAAACTCAACGTGCAGTTGGGCGTCGGCGTTGTTGATGTCGCTATCTAATGGCATTGTCCTTGCTCCTGTGGGGATTACAGGTTGTTGACCTGTGTTACGGTACAAATGACCGAGGGAATTGCGGGATAAACGCTTGTGGCGCTTGCCGCAAGTAAAACTACGTCTGCGTCATTACTCTCCCACATCAATTCTACATAATTGGTGGGTTCCAGTTGGATGACAAAATTCCATGCCGCCACTAACTCCGCAGCGGTGCCTTGTATGACAACCCTGCTAGTGGTGTTTGGCACATTGATGCCGTTTTTGCGTAGCCAAATGTGAATGACTGCCGCTGCGCCAGAGGTTTTATCCAATTGCGCCGAAAACTGAATGTTGTAGACACCCTGATTGTCCACCACGATGCGCGAGGTGGGCGAGCCAATACTGATGCCGTTTGCTGCGTCTGTCGTGTCAAACGTCATTGCCATCGCCTCGCCAATAGAGGTAACGGTTTGCAAAGTGGTGTCCGAAAACGCACCGTAATGCAGGACAGGAACCGAGCGGCCAAAACCCTGCAATTCTTCCCACAGCGTATTGCTGACGGCAAAAAACATGGCCGAGCAGTCGGCATTGATCGTGCCAAACCCTGCATTGTTAATCGTGCTGTTGGCGTCGTATGCGTACACCGTCAGCGGGTTTGCACCGCTGTTTTTAACGATGATGGTTTCGCCCATTTCGGTCGGCGGCAACTTCACGCCTGCGCCAGCGGCAACCGTAGTGACGTTGGTGTAGACGTAAGTAATCGCCGTTGCGTCACCGGCTGATGTACCGGCGGCGGTTAGCGAGGCAACGCCGTCGCCACAAATGGAAACGGTGGACAGGCTGTTTACGCCTGACCCCAACACGCGGGAAGGGATCGCCATCAGGCTGCCTCGGCGCGTTGCTCACGCACCCGCATGATTTCGGCAATCAAACCGGGGCCAGCCACGTTAAGGTTTAGGTCTGGCATCACCTCAAACAGTTTCTGAAACTCGTTCGCCTGCTGGGCCATTGCCATGTTGCAGTTGAACTTCTTGCCAGTCGGGCCGCCTACCCAAATGTCTACGGTTGCGCCGGGTGTCGCGCCACAGAACTTCTTGCGCCCATCTGGGCTGTTGCAAGAGTCGTAACCGTACATATGGAAATTGCGGTAGCCGAGGATGTAGCCAATGTTGATGGCTCGCAGCCCCGACGTTGTGCCGCCGCCAATGGCGACCTTGCCGGGGCCGATAGCCTCCATTTCGGGGCCGGGCGCCCATGAGTGCCACAGCAACACTCGTTTGCCTTTGAGGTAGTCAAACGTGGAGGGCGGGCAGCGCGAGGCTGGCATATACGTTGTGTGGTCGTTGAGGTGCTTGATACCGTTGGTGCGGTCGCGTGGGTCAAGGTTGATCCACAAATCCGGCTCTACGCCGTTCTCAACGAGGAAATCGTGCGTGGCTTTGATTGCCACGATGGGGCGACCGGCTTTGCGGTGCGCCTTAATTTCGTCAATGTAATCAGGCATTGACCACCCGCTCGCCACCAACACCATGTTGCCATCGTGTTTAATGGGAGCGAGGGTCAACTCTGGAAGATTACGGGCAAGAGCCGAGCGGATATTGGAGCAAAGCTCCTCCTCCGTCCCTGCCGCTTGCACCGTAATCTCCAGCGGCTTCATTAGAAGCCCACAACGCCCGTGGCAACGTGCGGATAGCCAGCGATGCAGGTCACCGCAGAGGCAGATGCCGCCGAGGTGGTTGCAACGATGCCTTCCACAAG